AGTGAGTTGCAAAAAAACAACACACTGAATAAAGATTACAAACAACTTCAAAAGAATCACTACGAGAGCAGACTTGAATCAGCCGAGAAACTTTTGGAGAAAGCACGCAGCGAACATAAATCTGCACATGAGGCAGGAGACTCTGAAGGTATCTTGAGAGCAGCCGAATCAATTGCAGATGCGAAAGTAGAAATAAAATCTTTGGAAAATCAAAAACATCTTTTTGATGCTCCAGAGCCAGAGACACCAGTGTATCCATCGGTTACACCGCAAGCTCAACAACAACCTACTGAGCAACAAGCAGCACAACAACCAGACCCAAGAGCCCTGCAATGGGCCCAGACTAATTCATGGTTTGGTCAAGATGCAGCTAAAACGGGAGCAGCGTATGCTATTGATGCCCAACTTAAAATGGAAGGATACAATCCCTCGTCTGAGGAGTATTATTCTGAATTAGACAGACGTTTGGAGGATGCATTTCCTGTTATGAAGAAGGAAGTAAAACCACCAAAGCAAGTCGTAGCGAGTGTATCTCGTGGACAATCCGCACCTAAGAAGGTCTCACTGACCCCTAACCAATTGGCAATGGCTAAAAGACTAGGTGTGCCACCAACTGAATATGCCAAGTTTGTGAGGAACACAAATGACCAATAAAAATAAAACATCGTCTGATGCGAGCACATCTAGGTCTCATCAGAAACGAAAAGTAACTTATACACCTCCTTCATATCTAGATGCTCCAAAACCTAATGTCGATGGCGTTAAATACAGATGGTTAAGAGTGAGTACGGGTGGGGAGGATGACGCTCGAAACATAGCTAAACGTAAGCGTGAAGGCTATGAGTTCGTTAAAAAAGAAGAACACCCCGATTTTGATGTCCCTGTACACGAGTCTGGAAAATACGCAGGCGTGATTGGAAGTGGGGATTTAGTTCTAGCTAAGATTTCAGAGGAAATGGCAGATGCTAAAAAAGAGTATTTTGAAAACAAAACTCAAATGCAGACTGAAGCCGTTGATAATGATTTATTAAAAGAACAAAATCCATCAATGCCAATAACACAAAGGCGTAATAGTTCTGTATCTTATGGTAAAAAGAAAGGTGCAGAATAATTTAGACGAGAGTGCGGGTTTTAACTATTTAACAATTAGGAGAATAATATGGCTAATGTAGATGCCGCATTCGGTTTAAGACCAGTGAGACATTTAACAGGCGGACAAATTCGTGCTAATGAGTATAAAATAGCTAGCGGAACATCATCTAATATTTTTACTGGTGATTGTGTTAAATTATTAGCAACAGGCTACATTGATGTAGCTGCTGCCGGTAACAGAATTTTAGGTGTATTCGCAGGAGCTCAATATACTGCAACAGACGGAGAGGTAAAGTTTGTTAAATACTTCCCAACTGGAACTACCACTCAAGCAAGTGGCGATGTCACTGCTTACATTTATGACGACCCTAATATCGTTTATGCTGTCCAATCAGCAGGCTCTGCTGACTTTGCAGACATTGGTAACAATGCTGACATAGTTGCAGGTTCTGGTGACACTTTAACTGGACAAAGCAGATTTGAAATTAGTGGAACAACAGGAACTGGTACTGCAAACTTACGAATCCATCGTAAATTTGACAGTCCAAAAAACTCGTACGGAACCAATGGTATCCTTGAGGTTACAATTCATGAACATGAACTTAACCAACATATTGATGCTGATGGAACACCGGGCGTATAATAGGAGGACAATAACATGGCTGTTATATCAAGAACCCAACTTGTAAAAGAGTTGGAACCGGGACTCCACGCCCTATTCGGTATGGAGTACAAAAGATGGGAGCGTGAACACGCTGAAATCTTTACAGAAGAAACATCAGACAGAGCTTTTGAAGAGGAAACTCTTATCACAGGCTTTGGTGCTGCACCAACTAAGTCAGAGGGTGCTTCAGTAGAATTTGATACTGCTTCAGAACAGTGGACTGCAAGATATGTGCATGAAACAATTGCACTTGCTTTTGCAATCACTGAAGAAGCTGTAGAAGATAATCTTTATGATACTTTATCAAAAAGATATACTGCTGCTCTAGCTCGTTCAATGGCTTACACAAAGCAGGTAAAAGCAGCGAATGTATTAAACAATGCATTCAGCACAAGCTTTCCGGGCGGTGATGGTAAACCATTAATTACCACTGACCACCCAACTGTGGCAGCAGGAGACCAAGCTAACGAGCCAAGCACGGCTGCTGACCTTTCTGAATCATCTTTAGAAAACGCAATCATTTCGATTGGTGGTTTCGCTGATGACAGAAATATTCCAGTAGCGGTACAAGCTAGAAAGCTAGTAATACCAAAAGAATTAGCGTTCACTGCTCAAAGAATTTTGAAGAGTGACCTAAGAGTTGGTACTGCTGATAACGACACAAATGCGTTAAGAACTATGGGCATGCTTCCAGAAAGTTATGTAGTAAACCACTACTTAACTGATACAGATGCATTCTTTATCTTAACTGACATGACTAACACTGGACTAAAGATGTTCCAAAGAAGACCTTTGAAAACATCAATGGAGCCAGATTTCGAAACAGGAAACATGCGTTTCAAAGCATCTGAAAGATATTCTTTCGGATTCTCAGACTGGAGATGTATCTTCGGTTCACCGGGAGCATAAAGTACGGATTAGGAGGGGATTTTTCCCCTCCTTTTTTTTTATTTCTAGGGATAACAATTATATCAACTGCCCTAGCAGACGATGTAGAAGAGATGATATAATTTAACTACGAGGTTTAAAATGGCTAATACAACTTTTAGCGGTTCGGTACGTTCAGAAGCCGGATTCAATGTAATAAATAAAGATAGCACTTCTGGTGCTATTACAGAAACAGGTTTTTCAGTAAACTCTACTGGACAACTTATATCTATGGGAACTAGAAAAATTCAATCATTTGCAGGCTCACTAGCGGCTACAAACGCGGCTACAACTGCCTATGGAGACGGTGACGTGCTTGTAGAGCTTGGTGCATTAAACACAGACGCACCAGACGGACTA